CCCGGTCAGGTTGAAGCCGAGCTGCTTCATGCCGTCGATGATCTGGTCAACAGTCCGGCCAGCACCGATCAGGCCGGCCATCAAGGCGCCAGGATCGTCTGGTCCGGGTGCTGCCGGGGCTGCGGCCGGCGCAGCAGACGGTGCGGGCTTCTGGGCGCTGAACTGCTGCTGGGCATAGGCCAACACCTGTTCTTCCGTGGCGTCGTCCGGGGCGGTGATGGAGTAGACCTGCCCATCCGGTGCGGTGATTCGGTACTTGGCCATCGCTATTCCTTCTGGATCGACCAACCACCACCAGCAGGCGCGCCACCGACGGCAGACGGCAGGTTTGTGCGTTCGCTGACATCCAGCGGGGCCTGGCCGAAGTTGTTGCGGATGGTGTCGATGTTGAGCCGGCGCAACTGCACCGCCCGGTCGTTCAGGGCGCGGATCTCGGCAATGCGCTGGCGCACCACGTTGGGGTCGTTGATGTTGGTGATCAGCTCATTCCAGGCGCGCTGCGCGTCACCGTCTGTCTGCACGCCCTTGTTCAGCCGCAGGGAGTCGTTGCGCAGCTTCTCCAGCATGGCCTTGAAGGAAGCCAGGTTGCGGCTTTGCTCCGTGCTCATGCCGGCCATGTTGCGGCCCTGATTGATGAGGTTGGACACCACCCCGAGGTTGAGCTTTCTGTCGGCGATCTGTTTGTCAAAGGCGGCCAGGTCGGCTTGGATGCCAGAGGCGGAGCCGATGGTGTCCAGCTCTTCCTGCTGCATCTTGAGCGCAGAGGTCGGCATCGGCTTGGCTGGTGCGGGATTGCTGGCGTCCTTCGGGCCCCCAGGTATGGGCTCGAGCACGGATTCGCCATCCTCGGACTGCGTGAAACGATACCCCGCAGGGGCTTTCGGCCCGGCTGCCGGCTTGGCCGCCGCCGCCTTGGCCTGCTGGTTGCGCAGGTTGATGGTGGACTGAGCCAGCGGGTTGTCTGTTTCCAGCGCCCCGGTGAACTGGTCGAGGACAGAGCCCGTCGAATCCCGGTTGAACAGCTCCTTACCGCCCGCAGCAGCTTGGGCACCGGCCACGGTGTTGCGATCAGCCTGCCCGGCGATGATGGCATCGCTCAGACCTTGCTCCCGGAAGTCTCCGGTTGCCTTGGCAATGTTCGCGCTGTTCTTGTCACCCACGGCTAGGGCGTTCTGGGTCGCCATGACGGCTTGCCCCACACGGCCCAGGTTCTTGGCCCAGGCCGGCTGGGGAAGCACGGGCCCCACATCGTCTGCAGGCTTGGCAAAGCGCCCGCCCAGCTCGCCGCTTTCCATGTAATGGGTCACAGCGTTGGTGTCATTGAGCGGGATTCCGAAGCCGGTCATGACGTTGCGCAGAACAGCCTCGGGCGTACCGCGTGCGGCCTGGTCGCGGATCTCGTCTTCCTTGGCCTGGTTCAGTTGTTGGGCAGAGAGGGCTTGCGCCAGCCGTGACTGCAGCTGGATTTCGTTGTTCATACCCTGCTGATACGCCCCGCCTCCACCAGCAATAGCTGCGGCGAGTTTGCTCAGGCCTGGCGTGGCGGCGTTGAGTGCGGAGGTGCTGAATGCGGTTCTGGGCATGGCTTATCCCGGGCCGAAGTTGATACCGCCAGCGTCAAAGGAGTTGACGTAATTAGCAGCCGTAGGAACATCTGAAGCCCCAGAATATTTCCACCGCGTCAACATCTGGTTAAAGGCTTTAGGATCGCTAGCCAGCGAAGCGCCACCAATAGATGAAGCGATGGTCCCAAGGCTTCCATACCCCGGCGCCTGCACGCCCTCGGCATCAATGCCAGTCGCCCGGCTCATGTTGTTGTTCGTGCCCCAAAGGCTCTGCAGGTTTCCGGCCATTCCGGCACGGCGCAGGGCGTCGTTGCTCATCAGCTGAGTCGGCGCCCGAGATTTGGCTGCTTCGCGGGCGATGGAAGTCAGGCGCGTGCCCTCATCAATCGCGCGAGCGGCCTTGGTTTTCAGGAAATCCTCGCTCACGTTCCCAGCGTCCGAAGCCGTGGACACACCAGCGCCACCAGCACCCTGCACATCGGCCTGGATCTGGTCGTAGGTCTTGCCCTGCTCGGCCTGAAGTGCTTCTTCTCGGCTGGCTTGGGTGTAGTTGCCGCTCTCGTCCTGCACCAGGTTGATGGCCTTCTTGGTGGCTTGTTCATCCCGGTCCAGCTGCTGGTTCAGGATGCGGCGGCGGTCGTCCTTCTGCTCTTTGGCCGCCTGCATTTGCAGGACCGTGCCACCGACCATCATTGCTGCTGCGAGTTCTGGTCCCATGGAGTGCCTCAGTTAAACGTCGGAGTTTCCCAACCACTTGCCCCGCTTGACCTAGTTGCTGGTGATCGATTCTGGCTGTAGTTGTTCCACCAGGCCGTGCCATCAGCCTTGCCCTTCGCGGCCTGGCTCTGGTTGTAGATCAGCGCGGAATCAGCAAACAGGTTGCCCAGGCTGGTTCCCTGAGCATTGGCCGCCGCCCGCTCCGCGCTGTTCTTCATCTGGTTCATGGCCGAGGTCGTGGCAGATGCCTGGTCCATGCCGGCGTCGATGGACTGCAGCAGGGATAGCCGGGTCTGCTCGTCGTCGGTCTTGAATTGCGTCTTCGCGGCGTCAGCCTTGGCGCCCAGGTCCAGCAGGCCCTGGGAATAGGTCCGACCCAACAGGGCGTTCTGGTTGATGTCTTCGGAGCCACCGGCCAGGCCACGGGCAAAAAGCTCGAACTTGGTCTTGCGGGCGGCCTCGTCGCGGCTCTCATCCAAACCGCGCTTGCCGGCTGCATAGGCGTTGTCACGGACTGTCTGATACAGGGCCTCTCGCTCACCTTCCTTGGATTTGGCGTCGTTGTAGTCAGCCAGCGCTGCTTCATATGCCCCGGCGTCGAAGACGCTCTGCGAATTCGTCAGTCCCTCGGGATCTGTGGTCGTGACGGTCCGCATGAAATTGCTGCGCTCGGGGGCCACAAAAATGCCGAACTGGCGGTTCAGCGCCTCACGCGCAGCCGCCTTCTTCTTTTCGATTTCAGCCTGTCTTGCCGAAGCGCCGCCGTCTCCGCCACCGCCGCCCATTTAGACCCCCGGAGTGAAGTAGACATTCCCCGTACTGGCGGGGACGATGAACGCCATGCGTTCGCCGGCCATCAGTTCCACCAGATAAGGCACGTTTGCCACAAAAACTTGATCCGTACCATCAGACAATGCGGTCGGGTTGGACCCTTTGCGACCAAAAGTCAGAGCATCACAGGTGATCAGGCACTTGACCGGGCAACCAGCCGGAACGCTCGACGGATTGGCAATCACCGGGCCCTGTGCGGATGTGGTCGAGGTCGCAATCTTGGAGGAAGTGCCTCCAGCCAGAGCTTCAGCCGAAATTTGCACGATGTTCATGGTTGCACCTGATAGACGAATGTGTGAATGTCCTGGCCATCACGGCCGGCACGTTTGCGGGTGCCCTCGTACTCAAAACCCAGCCGATTGGCGTATTCTTTTGCCTCGCCCCACCCATCCAAGACATGGGCCTCGATGCGAGGGATCACCTTCACAGCGTTTCGAAACACTGTACGGCTGTGCCTGATAAGTTTTTTCCACGATGTGGGCGTCATTTCATCAGTGCACACCATCCATGCCGTTCCAGACCATGGCACGGTTTGGCTGATCCCGCCGATGGCGATAGGCACGCCGGCGTCGTTGTGCAGCGACCAGGCGGCACCATCGGTCTGCCACCTGTTGAGGCCAAAAACCTCCGGATCTTCAATGGTGGTCACGGCATCCAGGCACTGCCAGTCCATGGCGCGCATGTACTTGGCCACCCGCACGGCATCGGTGAGGTTGAGCACCTTGAATTCCATGTCAGACCGTGCCGAGCGGGTTGTAGTAGAGCGTCATCGCGTCAATGCTCATGGCCTCATCCAGGGAGTGACGGAAAACCGGGGCGATAGCAGGTGCCACAATCTCCACCGGCAGAACATCACCGGGCCGGGTGTCTCCCGGGATCGTCATCGGGATGGATTCCTTGGTGGTGTCGCGCGGGTCGTACTTGAACGACACCGATGGCGTGCCGGTCACCACGTAGTCGGCGCCGTAGACCTGCTTTGCAACGCCCGGGCTCTTGGCGTCCTGGAATGCCATCTGGATCTCGACATCAATCAGCGTGCCGTTGTCGGTGTACTGATCGGGCGTCACCTCGTAGAGGCTGTCCGCATCCCGCAGATAGACTTTCCCGGCCAGGGTGGTGATGGCTTTGATCTGGATGGGAAAGGTGTACTCAGACCAGCAGGCGATCTTCGAGCTGCGGGAAAAAGTGTAGGTCCAGGCCTTGGAATTGCTGCCAACGTCCATCACGGCCCAGTACTGGCCAAACTCGGCAATCCAGACGCCCATGACCTCCTCGGGGTCAACGGTGGCCGCTACGGTCGCAATGTCTTCTTTCACCAGCGAGTCAATGGGAACGCCGATGTCGCTGTCATCGATCCGGTCGGTCTGGGCCTGCACTGTCATGGACCGGAAACCGAAGGGAGACAGAAAGGCCAGGTCGCTGAAGAACGATGCAAGAGAGTTGGGAGACTCCGTTCCCATGCCGTAGATGCGCTTGCTCAGCGCATTGGCGCTGGGGCCCACGGCAACGGCCCAGATCTGGGCGCTGTCTTCGAACAGAACCACCAGACTGTCCTGGAACGTCCCGCAGGCCTTGACCTGGCCCTTGGTGTCCTGCTGCAGGCCGGCCGGCAGGAACCCGGCGTCTGATGTCGACGTCCAGTCCCTGGCGTTGCCGACGGCCGAGTAGCGGACATTCTCAGATGACGGCGCAAACACCCGGCTCGCTGCCTTGGTGATTCCGTTGGTATGCGGACAGTTCGGGTCGCTGATGTACGTCTTCGTGGTCGCGGTGTGAACGCCAGAACCTGCAGATGAGGTGTTAATGGCTGCACCGCCGAGCGTGGCCGACACCTGGAAAGCGCCGGTCGTGAAGCCAGCTGAGATGATGTAGTAGGTCGTACCGGCCGTCAGCCCGGTGGGGAGTGCACCCGTGGTGCTGAAAACGACCTCTGAACCGACCGTCAGACCATGCGCCGCCCAGGTGACAACTGCTGGGGAAGCGTTGCTGATCGTGACCGGCGCGCTTTTGCCGTCCACGTAGTGGTGCTTGGTGTAGCCCGAGGCGTACCTGGCAACCACGTAGGGGAACCCCTGATAGAGGTCGGCGTAGTAGATCCGGTCCAGGGTCGAACCCGCAGGAGGAATGTCCAGGTTCACGCGGTCAATGGTCAGACCCGAAACAACGGGCGGCGTGAAAATCGACCCGGTGTCGCAGAAGACCTTCAAGGCGCCGTTGACCGCCTTGAGACCGAATGAACCGGTCAGGCCGGTGGCCACGAGTTTCAGGGCTTCGCGCTTTTGCAGCCTCTTGCCAAGTGTCACCTTGGCGTTGCGCAGGGTCCAGAGCTTGTTCGCGTCCTGGCTGTTGACGGAAAGACGCCGATCCAGGCCGCCAGAGAACTCGTTATAGGTGATGGCAGGCATTGCCTACCTCAAGAACGGCCGCCCTGCTGGGCCAGGAACTCTTCATGGCTCAGCGGCTGCTGACCCATGGCCTTGGCTTCCTGGACATGCAGTTGATAGGGGCGGCTCTGGATGATGCCCATGGCTTGGCGGGCCATCCCACTGCCAACCGGTGCGCCGCCAGGCTTGGCGTTTTTCATGAAGTCCGGCCCCATTACACATCCCTCCCTACCACTGCTGGTTTTCTGTCAGGCGCGCCACCAGAACCACGCCGGTACACGCTGTTTGATCCGAACGACTGACCCCTGAGCGAAGCCAGCATGGTGTTGAGCTGTCCCTGATAGGTCTGCGCGTCAGGCTGTCGGTAATGCGCTTTCGCATTGGCCAGGGCATGCAGGAACACCATCTCGTCGTCCAGCGTGGCCACATGATCGTTTTCGGTGAAAGCGCCGAGGTCTGCGACAAACCACACGCGGACCGTGTAGGTCTGGTCGGCTTTCGGGTAGATCAGGAGCTGCGAGTAGCGCTCGTACCGGACCGGGCTGGCCAGCGTTTCCATGGTGGACCACATTTCCGTGGTGATCCCCTCGGTCAGCTCCAGCCATTGGCCGTTGTAGAGATACTCCAGACGGAGCACACGCTTGTCGCGCGCACAGGTGCTGCCGTTCATCACGCCGGAGGTTGGGTAGTCCAGCAGGTTTTGATCGGTGCCTAGAGTCTTGTCCTCGTAGTCGATCAGGTGCTTCCAGTCCTGCATTCGGTAGAGCTGGGCCTGGCCGTTGCGCAGGAATGAATCGATCAGCGTCAGGTTCGCACCACCGGAAGCGCCCATGCCCCCCATGCCGAGACGGGCAAGGAGTTCGGTTCGCATGGATTCCAGGGTGCGGTAGGCCATGGCTTAAGCGATCTCGACGCCGACCTCTTCGGCCAGCTTGACCAGGCCGTCATGCTTCATCTCGGCCAGGGCCTTGCGCATGGCAAGCGTGGCCTGCTTCTCTTCCTGGCTGGCGTCCTTGTGGGTGTCCGGTGCGTAGCCGTAGCCCAGGATCAGGCTGCGGATCTGTGCTTCCGGCAGATCGGTCAGGCTGGGGCTGCCCATGAGGCGGCGGAACTGGCCGCTTTGCTCGCGGCCGTAGATCTTCTCGACCAGCAGGACGTTTTCGTCCTTGTGCTTGCCGTAGACCTCGGCCAGGCGCTGGTACTCCACGGCGGGATCGCCGATGAAGACGAAGCCGATGCCCTGCGTCTCGGACGGCTTCTGCACAACGTCCTGGGTCTTGTTGTAGATCAACATCGACGGAGACGCCTTGGGGTTGTAGCCCTCGTCCAGCGTTGCGGGGTCGACTTCGGTGATGTTGCCTTCTCCGAAGAGTTCTTCGAGGATGGGCTTTTCGTGCTGCCAGATCACGCGCGGGGTGATCTCGGTCATGTCGCGCTTGATGTTGACCAAGACGCGTCGGGAGAGCTGTTTTTCAGAGTTGCTTGCGGTGCGGGCCATGATGTTTCCTTGTTCTAAAAAGGGGCCGGCCTGAACCGACCCTTAAAAACCCCGGCACCGCTCTGCCAGGGTCATGGCAATCAGGAAAGGCGGGAAGCGGCCCGCCACGGATCAGGTCAGGGCAAGAACCGCGTTGGCGTTCGCGCGGTTCATGGTCAGGGCACCCTTCCAGGTGATGCCCCAGTAGTACTCGTAGCGGTCGTAAGCCCGGGGAGGCTTGCGGGTGATCATGTCGTGGCCCTGCAGGGGGCGCAGCGTGATCGTGCCGCTGTTGAGCATGTAGCAGCGCTTTTCCCACAGCGTGGCCGGGGCGTAGCGCGCGTCCAGTTCCTGGAACTCGGGGGACCACTGCAGGTCGATGCCCTGGAAGGTCATGACCTCGGTTCCGCCTTCGATCTTCTTGCGGTTCGACGGGCCGAAATCCATGCGCCCGAAGGTGTTCAGCACGAAGTTGCGATAGCCGTCGATGAAGTTCGAGCCGGCGATCAGCAGATCGGGGCGGCCACCGTTGCGCATGCACTGGCGGTACATCACTTCCATCTGGTTCAGGATGGTGCCGGTGCTGGTCGTGGTGGTCAGACCGGTGGCGAAGTTGTTGCGCCAGTAGGCGTTCGCAGCCACGCCGCGGTCGATGCCGCCCACGGTGCCAGAAGTCGGAGCCAGAGACACCAGCGAATCCAGGCCGGCAACCGCGTCCGTGGACTGGGTGCCGTCGAGGTGCAGCTGGTAGCTGAACTGCTCCTGGAAGCCCAGGCGCAAGACTTCGGACTGTTCTTCGAACAGGTTCGTGAGCTGGATCTTCTCGGCGTCCGATGCGTTGCTCGGTCCGCTGGTGTCGGTGATCGTGATGCCGTTCTGGGCCAGACGGTCTTCATCCAGGGCCAGGCCGTCATGGCACGAGCGCCAGGCGTAGTTCGCCTGCTCGTTGGTCACACGGCGGTTGTAGGTGACGACGGACGAGCCGTTGTACCACTGGAAGTTGGAGCCGTAGTTCTTGCGCAGCTGCTCAACGATGTACTGCTTGGCGCCGGGGGCCTTCTTCTTCTTGGCCTGCAGGGCCTTCAGAAGGGGGCGCTCCATGGCGATCTGATCCACCGGCTTTTCAGCCAGGTAGAAGTCGAGGCCGATCTTGCCGGCGTCAACGATTTCTTGTGCCGTAAAGGGCATGATTACTCTCCTGTTGCAAATGTTGAAAACACACGCCCCGACGAATGGGCTACTACGTCACATTTGCGTGGGATGAATCACGCTCACATCCAGCGAATCAGATAACCATGCCCGTGGCGAACCCGGGCAAACGCCTTGACCTTTTGCGGACGGCGAGTCCCGCTTACGCCGCTGGGGCGGTCTTACCCCACATGGCTTCAAAGGCGGTTTTCGGCTTTGCCGTCGGCGCCTCTCCACCGGTCGGTCGCAGCACAGTGGTGGAAGCACCACCAGACCGCGCCATGGCCGAAGTCTCTTTGATCAGTTCGTAGGTTTTTTGCACGATTCCGGCCCATGCCTGGGGCGGTACGCCTTGCAAAAGGCCGCCTTCGATCTTCTTGAGCAGGATGGGCTCGATCTTGGCGTAGTCCAGGTCTGAGGACATCTGGGCCTTGCAGAAACGGTCAACGGCAAGCTGTCCCTGCTGGATGGCCTGGACGCTCTGCTGCTGGGTCTGCTGCTCATGCTGTTGGCGTTGCTGGGCCTGCTGGGTGTGGTTTTGCACCATCCGAGCCCGTGCAACCTCGATGGCGTGGGCTTCAGACATCTGCAGGTTGTCCACAGCTGCGCGCAGGTCTTGATGGCCGGCCAGTGCATCCACAGGAACGACCGGCTTGCCAGTCACCAAGGCGATCTGGCGCAGTTGGTCCTGCAGGAATGCCTGGGCACCGTCGAGGTCTCCACGGTTGATCATGCCGATGACCTGCATGCCCATGTCGAACTGCTCGCGCTTGACGCCGTTCTCCTGGAAGGTCTGCTGCAGGGCCTGCACGCTCTGGATCATGGGCGCCACGGCATCCAGATTGCCGCCAACTAGCGAAGAGACTGCCTCCAGCTTGCTGGACAGCTCGCGGTTCGTGTTGGCCAGGGCCTGGAAACGCTCTTGAGCCTTGGGCGACAAGCCCTCGGGCATCTTCGTCAGTTCGCTGGGGTCAACGGGTGGCTTCTTGGTCGGGTCTGCCGGTGGCGCGTTGGGATCGACGGGGGCCTTGGTGGCGAACCGGCCTTTTTCGTCCCTGGCGCGCTGATCGGCCGCTGCCTGTTCTTCGGGCGTTGCTTCTTTCTTGGCCTGGAACATCGCCTCCAGCATGTTGGCCGGCTTCTCAGCGGCTGGCGGTGCGGCTTCTGCAGCCGGAGCCGCTTCTGCGGGCGGTGCCGTGGTTGTTGCTGCAGTGTCGCCCGTGCCGTCTTCACCGGGCTCGTCGTTGCGGTAGGGGCGTTGGAACTTTTTCGGGATTGCCATGGTTTATTGCAGAACCGGGTCTGCTGGTTGTTGCGGAACTTGTCCCATGCCTGGCTCTGACGGCTCTTCCATGGGTGATTCTTGGGTGATCTGGCTCAGAACGACATTGAACGCGGCGGCGCCAGTCAGCGGATCTGCTGATGTGGCGATGGATGCCGCGGCTTGGACGTAGCCCTTTTCGATCTGCTCGCGGGCCTTCTGCAGGTCGCCCATGACCTGCTCCAACTGGCCGCGCATGGCAATGGCCTGCTGCTTCAAAGTCGCCGGATCGTCTTCGCCTTCGGGCTTCTTGGGTAGGAACTGCTCAATGTCGATGCGTTCATCGAACCGGCGCAGGGTTTCGCGTGTCAGCTCGATCACGGCCTGGGCCAGTGCTTCCTGGCCCTTCTCGCGCAGCTCGGCAACCTTGGCCACGGCCTCGTTGATGATGGGCAGAACCTTGGTCCAGCGATCCTGCTCCTGCAGCTTGTCGGGTTTCCCGGTGGAGCCGCCACGGACCTCGACGCTGACGAGGTTGAAGATGTCATCAATGCTCATCTGGGGCCAGACGGCATCCGGGCCAGCCATGGCCTTGACCTCTTGCTCGCTGAACTTGCGCAGCATCATCTCCAGGCAGTACGGGCCCAGCTCGTTGAGCATGTCTTCCAGGGTGTCGCGGCGCTCTGCGGCCCTGCTCTGGATGCCCTGCTGCAGAATCTCGGCCTCGCCCAGGGTCTTGGCCTTGGTGATGGAGCCGGTGGAGGTGTCGCCGCCACCCATGATCCGCTCCATGTCGTAGCGGGCACCGCCAGTGTCGTAGGCAGCCGGGTCCATCTTGCCGAGCTGGCCGATGAAAATATCGTTCTGCAGAGGCTGGCCGCCGACACCCTCAACCATGATCACATCGCTGCCCTTGCGGTTCGCGATGCGGGTGACGTCATCGGGTGTCAGCGCCCCACCCTTGCGGACGATGTTGACGGGCAGGCAGGCCTCGCGGTCCCTTACGGCGTCTTCGCGGTTCTGGTTGTATTCGTTGACCAGCTTCTCGGTCAGTTCGATGTCCGACAGCGGGTAGAAGCTGCCGTCGATCTCGTTGAAAGCCACCAGGAAGAACGGATACCAGCGCTTGCCGGTCCATTCCGGTGAGCTCGGGGCCTTGCAGAAGCCCTCTTCACCATCGCACACGTAATAGATGCGGTTGTCGTCCTGGCTCCAGATCTCCCAGACGCACAAAAGGCTGGTGTTCTTGTCGGCCGCATCACTGGACGCCATGGTGCCGGCGCTTTCCTTGTAGGAGCGGCCTTTCTTGCACTCGTAGCCGAAGTTTGAGCGGTACTGATCGGCCGTCATCCAGACCCGGTGCCCGATGGCTCCAGACCTTGTGTAATCCGAAACTGCACGGATAGACGGGTCAATGATGAGGATGTCCTCGCTCATCACGAAGTCCAGAGCCACGCCCTTGGCAACGGTGATTTCCTGCTGGGTTTCAAGGCCGGCCAGCGTCTGCTTGAGCTGGGCGAGCTGTGTCTCATGGTCAGAGCCAGCGGACGGGTCTTCCAACTTGTCCAGCAGCATCTGCACGCGGTCGATGTTGTCCTGCGTGTCCTTGATGCGGTTCTCGATCAGCGGGTCAGCGGCCTTTTTCTCCTGCCATGAGGCTTTCAGCCAGCCCACTGATGTGGTGAAGGTTGACCGGATGATCTTCTTGGCCGGCTTCTTCAGCCCGGCGTCTTTGACCACCACCTTGTCCAGCATGAATTCAGCCGTGGAGGCAAACTTCTTGGCCGCCGCCATCTGCTCAGGAGAAACGCTCTTGCTGGGGATGGCGGCGAACTCCGGATCCTTGGCGTAGATCTGCGGGAGCATGGCGGCCATGTTCCCGTAATGCAGATTGGCCCGGACGGTCTCGATTTCCTCGCCGTTGGTGTTCTTGCGCCCCTTGAGCAGCTTGCGGTTCTTCGCAAACTGCTTGAACTCGGTGTCAACCCGCTTGAGGGCGGCCTCGATCCTCTTCAGCCAGTCCGCGGCGAGCTTCTTGTCCTGTGGGGACACGACGCGCTCACCGGGCTGGCCGGTCGGTGTTTGAGGTGCGCCCTCAGCGGGTTGGCCGAGCATCAGGCTTGCACCGTGGCAATGACCGTGCCGGAGGTGTACGCAGACACAGTGGCGCGCAGGTACTTCGGCAGCTTGACCTCGTACTCACTGCCGGCGTTCGTGGCCGCCATCACCAGCACGGAGCTGGCAACCGTGGCAGAACTGGCCGAGGTGGCGTTGGTGTTGGTCACACCCTGGACGGCAGACGACAGCACCGGGGCGCTGACGGCACCCAGCAGGCTGTTGTCGGCGGCGGCGAACTCGTTATACGAGTTGAAGGCGGTCAGCGTGACCGTGCCCACCAGATTGCCGGCCAGCCGCAGCACTGCCGAGTGGTCCTTCATGGCCGGGGTCTGGTCGAAGATCTGCGCCGCACGCGGGGTGCCGCCGTAGGTGCCGTTGCCCACCGAGCCCAGCAGCTTGAACGTGGTCGCCGTCACGGCCTCCAGCGTCCATTCGCCGTTTGCGGCGGTGTTTCCGGTGATGCCAGAGATGGCCAGGCGGTCGCCCGTTTTCAGGCCGCTGTTGGCGGCCACGGTGATCACGATCGGCGCGGCGTTGGTGGCGCCGCTGATCAGGATCATGTCAACGGCAGAGCCGGCAGAACCGAGAGATTTGGCTTTCATGCTCATGATGTACTACTCCTTTGGGCCTTGGCCCTGGCAGAGAACAGCCCTGCGATCCGGGTGCGAAGCGAAGGGCCGCACCGCCCAAGGAATCAGGTCAATGCGTTACCCCGCCAACAGTCAAAACAATGTCGTCCCCAGCCAACTGGCGCAGCTTGCTGGCGTCTTCAACGAATTCGGGGTTCTTCTCGGCGTCCGGCTTGGTCGCCAGATTCAGGCGCTCGATGTGGCGCAGGGATGCGATGCGGGCCTGAGCAGCCAGCGCATCGGCGATGTGCTCGTCTTCCCGGTTCAGGGCGTCGATGGTGTCCTGCAGGCCCAGGCCAGCGATCAGGTCAGCCTCTTCTCGGTTGCGGGCATGGATGAGGATCACATCCCCGCCGACCGTGCAGCCGCCTTGCATGGTGGCCACGTTCTGGCCGTGGAGCCAGCCGGCAACCGTGTACATGAACACCGGCACGCCGTCGTCATCCAGGCGCACGCCTTCAAAAATGACGGCGGGCTCCTGCAGATCCTTCAGCTCGTCGGCCTTGATGCTGCGGCGCGTGGCGAAGTTGGGTACAACGTTGGCGGCTTCAATCATGGAAGCCATTGCACCGCTGCGGGGCTCAGGTTTTTTGCACGATTACGGCCGGTTTTCCTGTGCCGTGATCCAGTCCAGAGTCCAAGGTTTCGGGCCGCTTGGCTCCCTGGCGCGCTTCACCCGGCTGATCGCCCGAGACATGGCCGCATACCTAGTGTCGTCCCCAGCGTGGTCCTCTGTCTTGGTGTTGACATCCTCGGGCTTGAGGTCGTCATGCTGCAGGGCAGGAACGGTCCGCCACCAGTCCCGACAATCGGCGGTGACGAACAGCATGGGTTCCCCCTCGTCCACGCCATCCCAGTCCAGCCGGGAGTAAAGCTGCTGCCACCCAGTCACCCGGGTGTTGTCGGCCGGCGCAAACCTGGGGCCGCAGATCTTGCTGGGGTCTTTCGGGTCGCACTTCAGCATGCGCTCCGCAATGCTGGGCCCGCCGTCTTCTTTCCACATCGACGGGTCAGCCCGGCTCATGCCCTCGTCTATCTTCTCCCCGGCCTCCCTGGCCATGATGCCGCGCCCGACCTCTTCCGCCGACAGCCTCAGACCCGTATCAGGCACTGGCTTTCCGTCCTCGGTGCGCTTGCAGCCGTACCATTCCCGGTACCGGACCAGAGCGCCGCGCGGCAGCATGCGCTCGGTGCCGTCGTTGAACTTGATCCACTCAGCCTCCGCGATGACCCACCAGCCGATGCTGAATGGCTTGGCCGAACCCCAGTCCATGGACCTGAACCGCGTCCAGTGAGCCGGAGGGGTGAAGCCGGGTATCTTGTGCTTGTCCTCGCGGATGTTGTCGAAGAACGCCCCGGCCACAATGTTCCAGTCCCCGTGCCGGTACGCCTTGACCAGCTCTTTGGAGCCCAGGCCGTACAGACGGTCCTCATAGCCGGGGTCATCGATCATCAGCTGCGGGTTGTCCTCCATCCTGGCCGGGACGTACTGGCGCAGCATGCCTCCCTCATCCCTGCCCATGCGCCGGACCTCAAACTCGGCCAGCAGGTCAACCCATGAGGACTTCACCCACTGGTGGCCAATGTTCCCCGGGTTGGAACCACACAAGATCAGCGGGATCTTGGCGCGCAGGTTGATGCCGAACATCTTCATGAACTGAGCGGCCGCGCTTTCCGGGATCACCAGCCCGGGCGCCCGGACCCGGTTTCTCAGGTAGCGATACATGCTCTCCGTGAAGTGGGTGAGCTCGTCCATCAGCAGGACATGGATTTCAGCGCCCTGGTACTTGTTGAGGTCTTTCTCGTGCTGGAGGTGGCAGAGGTAGATCTTGGCGCCGTTCCAGAACCTTATCTCAGCCTCCACGATCTTGACCAAGCCGAAGGCGATGAACGGGCCTAGCAGGACGTGGAAGGATTTCGGCCCCTCCATGTGGTTCTTGATGAGGTCGTCATACAGGCGACGGAAGAGATAGACCTGCAGTCCCGGGATCAGACCGCACAAGATGCAGGCCAGCGCGCGCATGAAGAACGATTTCCCACCACCAGCCGCGCCGCCGTACAAGATTTCCGTGGCCTCAGACTTCAGCGCCTTGGTCTGCTTGGCCGTGAACTTGACATCGAATGTCGGTGCGGTCATTCCCCACCGTCTTGCGTCAGTGTGACGTTGAATATGGGCTCAACCGCCTCAGCCGGCTTGTCGCCATCCTCGCCGATCCCGAAGGCCTTGCGCTCCATGGTCTGCAGCTTGGCCAAGGTGTCGGCCAGCTTGTGGACCGAGCTCACCCGGCTGTGCACCCGCATGAAATCCTTGAACTGCGCTTGAGCCGTCGCCAGGGCCTGACCGGAAACATCTTCCGTCACCTTCTCGAACAGCTCTTGGATCTGATCCTGGTTGTGGGTGGCAAGCTGCAATTCAGCAAGCATCGCCATGGCCAGGGCATTGGTCCGCTCGATGTCGCCGCGGTGCTTCAGGATGACCTGTTTGTTGAGTTCCGCCGCAACAAGAACGGCCTCTGTTACGTTTTTTTGGGCTTCGGTAACAGTTTCACGTAACACAGCGGCATCTGTTGCCTGCTTGATCACCTCGCGCAGATCTTTGGTCCAGCCCTGCTTCTTGGCCCTGCGGCTGATCTCTGCATAGGATGGACCATGCTTGGCCTCCAGCTCACGTAGGGTGAACCTGCCAGTGCGGTAGTCGCGCTCGATGGCCTCCCAGTCTGCGCGGCGCTTGGGTGTTTCCTTGTCGGTCTTTGCCATGGTCAGGTCTCACACTCCTCGAAAAGGTCATCCTGCAGCCCGGGCGGCGTGCGGATCACCGCGACTTTCTTGGGCATGGGTTTTCCCCGGATTTCCCTATTTGGCCCGACAAAAACGATGGTTTTTTGCATATTCAGCAGGTCTGGCTCGAATTCCAGCATGTGCTTTTCATAGGCTTCCGGGCAGTGCTGCTTATATAGAGCGAGGACCACCCGGGCATCTGAGTCCTTGGGCTCACCGCCTTCGCACCAGTGCTGGACCGTCCCAGTGGCGCGCCGGCCGCAGGTTGCCGCCACCTTGTGCATGGAAACGCCGGCCTTCATGAGGTCGCGGATGATGCGGAACCAGTCCCGCTTCTTTTGACGCCTTGAGGTCATCGTCTGTCCTTTGTCCTGTTGGTGCGGACGGTAGCCAAGTGGAATTTGCCGCAGAGGCGGCAGTGGTAGGGCTCCTGGATGGTGTGGCCGTGGTTCTTGACACCCCTGATGCCGAAGTCCCGGGCTTCGTTTCGGCTGTCGAAGGGCTTTTTGTCCAGGCACATGCGTTTTGCCCGACCGACGGGGATTTCTCTGCCCAAGCGGTCGAGGCCCTTTCTCATGCTTCTCTCCAGAGTGGTAAGTTCTTGGGCCACAGGCCTGAGTTCAGGATCTCGGCCCGGGTCTTGGCCGCCATAACCTTGCCCAGGGCAACATGCGCAGGCCTTCCGCCCGGGATCAGGTCGTAGTTGTCGAATCTGGTGTGGCAGCCCACAAGGCCGGGCTCATCAGCACACAAAGGCATGGCGCGTCGGTCGTCCAGCTTCAGACTCTTGCCCTTGTTTTCGTTCTCGTGGGCGTGCTGGCTGCGGTGTGTAAATCTTGCGGGCGAACCCGGTGCGCCTCATGCCCGAGCCTCCGGCCTAGTGCGGCGTACCTCAATCAGCTCGCCAGTCTCCGGATGGCGCTGGTATTCCGGGATGTCGTGGCCTTCCATGGCGCACCAAGCGAAGATCCACTCGATCAGCTCGGCCATGTCGCGCCCGCTCATTTCCGAGGTGCGGCGAAAGACGATGTCGATGCCGCGGCCGTCCAGGGCCGGCAGGTACTCCACGGACTCGCCGCGTGCACGCTCCCATGCCGCCACGGTCAGGCGCTTCCATTCGTCAATGCTGCGCGTGGTGCCGGCCCACTGGACGTTCTTGGCCAGCCAGCCCAGCATGGCGTGCAGCCGGGCGCTGTGCTCGGCGCTGCGCTTCGCCGGCCGGGCCACGATGTCCAGCCGGTGGCCAGCCATGAGCATGGATTTCACGTAGGGCCAGAGCTGGCGACGGATGGCCAGCTCAGCCTGGGCGGGCTCGTGCACGGTGATCTGGTGGGTCATGACCACACCCCCAGCATGCGCCTAGCCACGGCGAAGTCACGGCGTATCTGGAACTTGGCCAGCTCGACGCGCATATCGATGAACTCGGCCAGCCGGGCCTGGGCGGCCAGGGCCGCAGCCTGCACGTCGTAGCCGAAGAGATCGCGCACCACCTCCGGCACCGGCGGGGCCAGCTTCTCGCAGACACGGCCGTAGCCGGACTCTGTCGGCACCTTCAATGGGCGGTGGCACCTCGCGCACACGGTCAGAACACCCATTGGTGCCGCCTTTCTCCGGTGCCACGGCAGGACGTGCACGGCCCGATGCCGAACTCGTCACACGTGTCCCACCAGATATCGTCCACCTCGCGGTATCCAACGCCGCCGCAGTGCGTGCAGGCGAAGCCGTCGTCCTCTTCGTCCCAGTCACCGTCGTCGTCTGTGCTCATGGGTGGCGGTACATAGGGCGCGACGGCATCCCCAGGCTCATAGCAGCCCAGCAGCTCCAGGTGGAACAGCGCGCGGCCTTCGTGGTCCAGAGGGTGCAGGTCGGTCATGCAGCCCCCGGCAGGATGGTGGAGTCGTTGGCGGCTGGGTAGCGTTGCAGGCATACACCCATGACCCTGATGAAGTTGCTGTGGGTCTCGGTGGCCAACTCAACCTGCAATACATCTGCTCGGCGGTTGTTCCACTTCCCGGCCAGCTGCGCGCGGCGGATGCTATGCAAGCTCTGCAGCGTTTCCTGGCTTTGCAGCATCCCGGCGCAGGTCTGTTGTAGGTGTGTCATGTCAGCAACCTCGCTCCCCAGTGGGCAATCAGCAGGGCATCGGCCCGGTTCCCGTCTTTCTTGCGGCCCAGCTCTTTGCCGTGCTGCTCGTAGAGGTCGATGGCTACCAGCCGGGCCTGGTCCTTGGGCTTGCCGATCAGGCCGAAGAACTTCTTCCAGACCTGCGGCTGCACCACGGTGATCTTGAGCCGCAGGCAGTCGGCCACGCCCTCCACCACGCCGCGGCTGCGCATCAGACTGCCTTGGCTCTGCATGCTGTTGCCGTGCTCGGCCCCGTTCTGGCGGCCAAAGGGGCGGGCCTGGACGTCCTCGATCAGCAGCATGGCGGTGTCGTCGGCCGGCACGTGCGCGCGCAGAATCTCTGCCAGCCCTGCCCCGTCGATCCGGCGCTTGGCCTGCTTGCTGGGCTCCTCGGCAGACAGCGTTGGGATGTCGTCAATCCGGGAGTTGCCGCGCGTGTCCACGCTGGCGATGGCGCCGGTCAGGCCGATGTCGATGGCTATCACGCGCATGGGAATAGGTCCTTGGTCTGTGCTGCTGCCTTTCGCGTGGCGTATGCGGTCTTGGCGTGGTGGTCCTTGTCGTAGGTCAAGTGGCACCGCTGGCACATTGCCTTGAGGTTTTCGGGCTCGCAGTTTTCAGGTGTGTGGTCCAAATGCGCCACCGTAAGAACGACGCGTGAGCCCGTCACCGGGTGCAGCTGGCCGTT